TTGCAAACCATCTTCAATGTCTTTGTTAATTACTGCATACTTTTCAGGTCCAACAACTTTTCTTATATCAGGAATGATGAAGTCTGCTTTAGTTGTATAATCAGATACAAGAACTCGACCAACGCTTTGATTTTTAAATATTTGTTGCATGGCGGCTAAGTTTCTGTGGTTGACTCCACCCTTGTCAGGCTCATTGCCCATAGTCACAAGTAATACAACATTTTCAATTGATCTACTAATTGCCTGATCAATGTTTTTTAATTCTATTTTTCTGTTTAAATCATCTAATACAGAATAACCAACAGGAATAGCTAGAGGTTCATAATCTTGCTTCTTAGAAAATACTACATGTAGTAACTGAGGATCTAATTTAATTTGAATCCTAGTCATAGCATATTGATTTTTGCCATTATTTAAAGCTTCCTGAACATCTTCTGGCAAAGAATTGAACATCTCCACCTCATGTTCTGTCTCTGGTTTTTGGAGTCTAGAAATTTCAAAAGGAGTTAAAACTTTAAAATATTCATAACCACTAAAAGACACGGAACCCTTGGTCGCAATATCTGTTGGGTTTATGAGTAGATATTTTATAGGGATTTCTTTTCTCGCACTCGCCCCATATGCTTCCAGCATCTTTTGAGAATTTTTTAAGGGAATTTTACCGTCTACCCTATAAAAGAAAACATTCCCTGATCTGTAATACTCTCTAAAATATTGTTCTTTTAAATTGTGCATTCTGATTCTCTTGAACCAAGCATCAATAAACTTTTTAGATTTTTCTGTGCCTCCCTCAAGATATAGATCTGAATCTGCAAACTCAGATAAAAGATCGACAGTTCCTCTAAATGAAGAAATATTAAAGTAGGCTTTTTGACAAAGCTCTACAGCTTCTCTAGCATCTGCCGCACCTTTTTCATAATTAAATGGCAGAATGCCATTTTTAATATTTTCATACTTATCACCAAGACCTAGAGTTGCTACAGCGTTATTCCTAGCGCTAGTCCTTTTTGTAGGAGAACTCAATCGAGATGCCTCACTTGAGCTAAATATAGGCTCTCCAATTAACTCAGGATTAAAAGCTTCCTGTTCAGTATTTAATAAATTTTCTATAGGAGCTTCGTTCT